TTATTGCCGATGGAGGCATCAAGAATTCTGTCGATATGGTGAAGGCGCTCGCAGCAGGAGCAGACGCTGTGATGGTGGGTTCTTTGCTCGCAGGAGCCACCGAGACACCTGGAGAAATTTTTAAGGACACCAACGGCTTCCAGTGGAAAACTTATCGCGGAATGGCCTCTAAAGAGGCACAAATCGATTGGCGAGGAAAGTATTCTTCTTTTGAGGGTGTCGCTAGTCGCGTACCACACAGAGGAACTGTTAATACTATCCTACAGGATTTGGAAAAAGGCATTCGGTCTGGATTTTCTTATAGTGGTGCAAGAAATTTGAAAAGACTACAACATCGAGCACAATTTGTTACGCAAACTTCATCTGGCTTATCGGAAAGTCGCACTCACATCACCACTAGGAAATGGTGATGCCGGATGATGTCGCAAATCCACATTTAGACAAGAAGGTTGCGTTTGTTGAAAACACACACCAACATGCTAAACTTATCTTAAAGTTGCGTCACGACGGAGTAACTCAATCAAAGTTCTTTCGCGCTATCATTGCTGGCTATCTTGATGGCGATGAGCGCATACAAAGTTATATCGATGAGATAAAGCCACAAAACAAGAAGAAGAAAGCAAAATCAAAACAGTTGAGAGACAAAGGAAGGCAGAAGATGGAAGATTTTGGATTGAACGACGGAGAGTTAGAGAACATATTTGATCTCATTGAAGAGGAGCACCCAGAGTTATGAAGAAAATTGATGGTTTGCGCGAGTGCACTCGAAAATGCATGAGGAGAAAGAAGCAGTGTAAAGAGAAAGAATGTCGCCTTTGGCAGGATTTCCCAGACGAATATAACTGCACCCTGGTCTCTGTTTATGAGCACGGGTCCATGACATTGCGAGAAGTAGCAGAACGCGAACATTTATCTTTCGCGAGAATAAAGCAAATAGAAACAAAAGCACTAAAGAAGCTCAAGATGTTAAATTTGATCAGTTGTTTTCGTTTTTAAGGTGATTATCAAAACTCATTACTATTTATTTTTGAAGTTTATAGCTGTAAACAAGGAGATTTTAAAATGGCTCGTAAAAAATTGTTAACCGAAGGCGAGATCCGCCAATTTATGAAACTCGCTAGTTTGCGACCAATTGGTGAAAAAAGGCTTCATGAGCTTGGTGACTATCCTCCGATGGCGGGCGCCCGAGATGAAGAAGAGGGCCCATTGCCTGAGCCCGGCGCCGAAGCTGATGAAGGTCTTCCAGAGCCACCAGTAGAAGATGTGCCCGAGCCCGAGATGGACCCCGAAGAAGACGCCCCCGGAGAAAAAGAAGCCGCTGTTAGTCTCCTTCAGCACATTCAAGATTGGGCCGAAGATCGCGGCATTGAAATGGATGTTGAAGACACAGAAATGGAAGGCGAAGAACTTGAGGCTGGAGCGCCCGAAGACTTTGAAGGCCTTGAAGAGCCTGAAGAAGAATTTGAAATCGAAGAGGAAGAGCCAGCCGAGCCCGCACTTCAAGAGATCTCCCTGGCGACACAGAAGTATCCTCCGCCAGAACACCGTACACCTAGGGGCGTCGGAAGTGGCAGCGATAAACAGCATTGCGAAGAGGACCGCAAAGGCACATGGGATGGCAAAAAGTGTCTGGACGCCGAGGGCAAGATCCTCTTTCCTAAAAAAGATCTTGGCGGCGGTATAGATGAGCAGGCAGTCGTTGCCGAAGTCGCTAAACGTGTTGCTGCTCGTCTCCACCGCGAACACAAGAAAGAGCAGATGGCCGATCAGCTGGCTGAGCGCATCATGAAGAGGCTTACAAAGTAACTTGACAAAAGCATAATTTTGTGATACATTAACCACTGGGGCAACTCAGTGGTTAATTTTTTGAGGTAATTATGGGATATTGGTGGTTATATTTATTGGTTTTTATATTTGGATATATGACGCATAAAACGTTTTATTTCTTTCGTTCTGTTAAAATTAGCATTGGTTTGATTCGTGTTTCGCAACTAGTTAGTTTGGGTGTTTTAGCAAAATCCATGGAAAACTTTTACTATGCGCGTACCATTCGTCTTAGAGAAATGCAAGAAATGGGCAAGAGCGATAAAGACATTCGAGATTTTAAGCGTTCTTTTAGTTTGGAAGTTGCCAATTATAAAAACAAGGCAATTAAAGGAATGTTGGACTTGCATCCTAAATTTTACGATCCCCTCGTTGATTTTGATAACTGGAATAGTGCCATGAAATATCTTGAAGATAATAAACACTTCGTGCAACAACTTTTAAGTCAGACTAAGAATGATTAAAAAACTTATAGATAAAATCAAAGCTAGCGTCGATGATGATCAAAAAGTTCTCTTGATAGACCCTATTGCTCTTGGCGGCGCCGCAGAACCAGATCTAAGAACAATTGGAATGTTTTGCGACATTAGCGAGGAAAAAGTTGCAGAGGTTATTCATGCCATGCTTTATTTGAATGAAATGAATAAAATTGAAGCCGATTCAGATAAAAAACGTGCTATTGAGTTTTATCTTTCAACTTATGGCGGCTCTGCTGATGACATGTTCGCGCTTTATGACACAATGCGCTTGATTAGGCAAGATAGCGAAATACACACGCTTGGTTTAGGCAAGGTTATGTCTGCCGGCGTTTTGCTGTTAGCTGCCGGCACAAAAGGCAAGCGCAGAATTGCAAAAAATTGTCGAATTATGATTCATTCGGTAGCGGCAGGCAACCATGGGAACCTCCATGATTTAACAAATGAACTTGAAGCAATTTCCGACCTGCAAAAAATGTATGCAAGGTGTCTGATAGCCGAAACAAAGATGACCAAATCTCAGCTTAAAAAAATGCTGGAACGCAAAGTTAATGTCTATTTATCTGCAGAGGAAGCGGTTAAACTTGGAATTGCCGATATTGTTGTGTGAGGAAACAAATGTCTGAACTACGTGAAATCTTAAGAGAAGAATATCTTAAGCAAATACAAAAATTTGATTTAAACATGTTGCTGGAAATGATTGAAGAGGAGCTGAGTTCTCCAGTTAAAATAATTAAAGAGGAAACGCCTCCTCAAATTGATCTTGAAACTAAACCAGAGTCTCAGCAGTTACAAATGCTGTTAAACTTAATTCCCGACATTGCCGTTTCCGAGCTTGGGTGGTCAGATGTTAGAACAACTGATGCGGGCGACATTATTGATAAAGGCCCGCAAAGACGGCTATTGGAGGGTTATCTTTCCAACGTGAAAGGCGGCAGTCTTAAAGAAAAGATTAAAAAAGTATCATCGTTTTATTCTGATGGCATTGGATTAATAGAAACGGAGGCCGGATCCGATCGAACCAAAACAATTGTCCAGGCAATTTCTTATCTTGTATTTTATAAGACGCTTACAAAAGTTATCACAAATTTTAATGCATCCTCCGCTGGATTTAGTTTTGAGTCCTTCTTGGCAACTTTGAGCGATGGTTATCAAATTCCAGCTAACACCGGCACAATTGCTGACTATGTTGATAACTCTGAGAATAAAATGATTCCCGTAAGTCTCAAGTTATATCGAGAAGGCGGTCTTGAAGTTGGCGGCAGCTGGACAGACTTGGTGAGAGATTTAACAATGGAAGGGGAGGAGACTAAAAAGTGGGCCGGCGCTTTTCCGTATGCGATGAGATATGTGGTTTGCACTAAAACTTTGGAAGGCGAAGATCTAGAACAGGAGGGCAACATTCACTTTTATCAATTTGACTTCACTCTTGACAATATTATGAACATTCTTATTAATTCTAGCGATAAGTCGCGCTTGTGTATCATGTTGCCTACGGAAATTGTAAGCGCGGTGAAGAAAGGAGTTACAAGAGGAATGGAGAATTACATGAACGATAGCTTGCCTTCCCAGTCTAACCTGCCGTCGCCAGAAGAATTGGAAAAAATATTCATAAACGGAATTGAAGATAGTAAAAAGTTTTCCGGCTTTATCAAGCGCCTTGCAAAAGATCAGGTTGTCATAAGCCAGGATCAAATTCAAGAATTTCTCACGGCGCTAAAATTTGCTAAGGATGATGAAATCTTCCTCCCGGCCAACCCCGCTACCTATGGTGGCGGGAGCGAAGTCGGCGTAGTTCGCGGCCAGTCTAGACTAGACATGTCGAAGGGTAGCAAAATAAATAAAACATTAGAACGGCTCAAGTGGCCGGCCCAGCTTAAAAAACAAAATGGCCATAAAGGGCTGCAAAGTTTCAGAAATGCGATTCGCGACGGTAATAATGCGGTTATTGCTTCGGTGGGGGCCACGAAACAAAAAGACAAACGCAAGGCCGAACTAAATAGAATGGTTGCCGAGAATGAGTTTTTAAGTCCCGAGGAATCCCGGGATCAATACAACATGCTTGGAACCGAACAAAAGAAAATGTGTCTGCTAAATAGTTTAGGATACCTCCGAACATTTAAATTTCACATTACCCAGACACAAGTTCTTGCGATTGAAAATATAGATGATTTGGGAACAATTGAAGTAGGTCGCAAGAAAATCGCAGAGATGCTCGCGAAGGCCGCTGATCTATTAAACCAAGAAGTTGGAGAAATCTTTCAGGCCCTTAAAAGCCTTTCCGATAACTTGAATATGTTTTTTGCTAATTTAGATAAAGATGTCGGCAACAGCGCCAACATAGCAGTTAGGAGTGCCCAGAGCATTAGCAGAAAAGATATTCTACAAACTAAGAAAACCGATCCGGAAAATGCTGAACAATTATCGCTTTTTGATAAATAGCTTGACAAAATGGTCGTGAGAGATTATACTATATACATAACCTAAGAGGGATCAATGAGCAGAGCTTATGATGATAATCAAACTCTACAGCAGAAAATTATAAGAGGCGCCAATGTACTAGCCGACAACGTAGCATCTACACTCGGCCCCAAAGGCCGTAATGTTCTGCTACAAGAAAAAGGTAAGCAGCCTTTCATTACAAAAGATGGCGTAACAGTCGCGCATTTTGTGGCATTAGAAGACCCATTTGAGAATGCGGGCGCCCAAATATTGCGTCAAGCGGCTATTGAAACAAATAATGAAGCCGGCGATGGCACCACTACGTCTACCGTATTGGCGCGCGCAATACTGCGAGAATCACAGCGTTTTATCGCATCTGGCGTATCTCCCATTGAATTGCAGCGCGGCATCAATTTGGCAGTGAAGGAGGTAGTAAACAATCTTAATGAGGCCGCCCAGCCGGTTAAAAGTGTTTCAGACATTGAACACGTGGCAACTATTTCAGCCAATAACGATTCCGATATCGGAAAGCTGATCGCGACAGCAGTAGATAAAGTCGGTCAAGATGGATCTATCACAATTGAGGAATCGCGCTCAATAGACACGTCTTTAGACATTACAGAAGGATTTAGATTTGATGCTGGTTTTTGCGCCGGCGCATTTATTACCGATGAACGAAGAGGTGTAATGCACTATGATGATCCGTTGTTTATGATAACTGATCATAAGATTTCAAATGTAGAATCGATTTTGCCTGCGCTAGAGATGATCGCGCGCGAAAATCGTCCTTTGGTGGTAGTAGCTGAAGATGTTGAAGGCCAAGCACTGGCAGCAATGATCATGAATGCAATGCGAGGCACGCTTAAAGTTGCAGCCATCAAGGCCCCGATGTATGGCGAAGAGCGCCGAAATATTCTTAGTGATTTGGCTACATCCGTAGGAGCTACGTTTATTACTCGTGAAAGCGGAGCCAAACTTGCAGATATTCAAATGACAGATCTTGGAGCCGCCAAATTTATTGAGAGCAACAAGTACAACACGACTATTGTTGGTGGTTATTGCGATTATGAAGTAATTGAAGAAAAAATTGATGCACTTAAGCAGTTGATCAAGGATACTGAATCACTGGAAGAATGCAGTCGAATTCAGTCTCGCATTGTTCGCTTGTCTTCTGGAGTCGCGGTTATTAGAGTCGGTGGCGCCACCGAAGTAGAAATGGTGGAGAGAAAACATCGCGTTGAAGACGCGCTTGAAGCGGTTCGTTCGGCTCAGCAAGAAGGCATTGTGTGTGGCGGTGGAGCGGCGCTATTATATGCTGCTGAGAAGATTTGTATCACTACTAATAGTGATGAACAAGCATACGGCGGAACCATAATTAGAGAAGCATGCAGAGAGCCCTTGCGCCAAATGGCGCTCAATGCCAACGAGTCGCCCGATATAATAATCGACAAAATTTTGACTGCTCGTAGGAATTATGGCTGGAATTTTAGTACTGGTGAATTAACCAATCTATTTAATAGCGGAGTTATAGATCCTGTGAAGGTTACGCGCGTTGCATTGCAGAACGCAGCAAGTTGCGCTGGAACTTTGATAACCACTAATTATGGGATCATTCAAACGGAGTAAAGTATGACAGAAAATATGAAAAAAGGAGATCTAGTTTGGATCCCACAACATGCCCGATTACACTGGCTTCGTGAAGATAGCGATAAGAGATATTTAATTACAAATGTGCCACGTACTGCTGTTATTTGCGAGGAGAAGGATAGAAGTTATGATGTATTCATGGATGGAAACCTGTGGACAATAAATAAAACTTGTACATATTATTTGGAGGAACAACATGCTTGTTAAACTTACCGAAGTGTGCAACAATGGCGCCGTTACTACTAACAAGTTGTATTCTTTGAGAGAGGTTTT